GTGATCTTTTGTTTTCAGAGATGAATGAACATAAACCTCTGCCCTTGAAACAAGGACAGGCAATATTTTTTGCATCGTTTTTAAGACACAAAGTTGCACCAGTTAAAAAAGGGGTTAGAAAATCTTTAGTAATGTGGTTTGGAGGACCACCATTTAAATGAAAATAAAAAGAGAGATAATGTGGCCAACACCTATTTATTGGCAAGACATACCAGATGCAAAAAAATTAAATCAATATTTAATGAAACACATTAAGGCTTGGTACAAGTCAGATATTAAAAAAGGTAAACCAACAGGAGAGTTTAAAACTAATTCTGGTTATGGTTGGCACAGCGAAACTAATATGGATAGGAAATCAGAATATAAACCTTTAGTCGATGAATTATTTAAGATGTGTTATGAATGTAATAGAGATTATGGCATAGAAGGTAAATTAGGACTTGGTAATATGTGGGCTAATATTAATCCTACTTACAGTTATAATAAAACACATACACATCCTAACTCATTATGGTCAGGTGTTTATTATATTAAAGTGCCAAAAAATTCTGGTAAATTATTTTTAGAAGATCCTAGACCAGGACCCAATACCTACATGCCTAGAAGAGTAGAAAAATTATCCAAAGCTTTATGGAGAGTTATCGCTTATACTCCTGTAGAAGGTCGTATGATATTTTTTCCAGCTTGGCTTCCTCATGGTGTAGACATAAATATGAATACAGAAAAAGGTGATAAAAACTGGAGAGTGTCTGTATCTTATAATTTTATACAAATATGAGTTTTAAGAAAAATAAATATCAAGTTTTACGTAGTGCTATATCTAAAGATTTAGCTGCATTTTGTTATAAGTATTTACAAATATCAGCAGAGGCAGATTATTGGATGTTAAATAACAGTGTAACACACGCTGGTAATTCATTAATTGGTAATTTTAATGATACACAAGTGCCAAACTCTTATGCTAAATATGCAGATAGAGTTATGGAAACTCTTCTTGTTAACACTATTAACATTATGCAAAAAAAGACAGGACTTAAATTAGTTCCCACCTATTCTTATTGTAGATTATATAGAACAGGTAATATCCTTAAAAGACACAAAGACAGACCAAGTTGTGAAATATCTACTACACTTAATCTAGGTGGAGATTCTTGGCCTATACTAATAGATCCTACAGGATCGGACAATGTTATTGATGAGTATAAAAATATACATAAACCCGGTGCACCAAAAGGGGTAGAAGTTAATCTAAAACCTGGTGATATGCTTATCTATTCTGGCTGTGAGTTAGAGCACTGGAGAGAGCCTTTTCAAGGTAAACTCTGTGGTCAGGTCTTTTTACACTATAATCATGCTGACGGAAGGTTTGCAAAGACTAATTTGTATGATAAAAGACCTATGTTGGGTATTCCCAAAACTCGTTGATATACAACGCAATCTAATATAATCTGGAGATCTATGTTACAGAAGGTTAATTTTTTACCAGGAATCAATAAACAGGTCACACCCACAGGTGGCGAAAGTCAGTGGATAGATTGTGATAACGTCCGTTTTAGATATGGCACACCTGAAAAGATAGGTGGTTGGAAACAATTAGGAGCTGATAATGTGACGGGTGCAGCTAGAGGTCTACATCAATTTAATAATAGTCAGGGTATTAAATACTCAATTATAGGAACTAACAGAATTTTATACGCATATTCAGGCGGTGTGTTCTATGACATACATCCAATTAAATCTACAACCACACTTACAAACGCTTTCAGCACGACTAACGGATCAACTGAAGTTACAATAAACTTTTCTAGTGATCACGGTATTACAGCAGGTGATATAGTTTTATTAGATAATTTTACAGCAATTACAAATTCTAATTATGCGGCTGCAAACTTTGATGACATAAGATTTATGGTAACAACGGTGCCTGCATCTAATACAATTACAATAACAATGCCATCTGCAGAAACAGGATCAGGTGCTTCTGAATCAGGTGGTATCAGAGTTAGACATTATTATTCAGTTGGTCCAGACGTACAGGCACAAGGTTTTGGTTGGTCTCTTGGATCTTGGGGTGGTCAAGAAGTTGGAGCAACGACAACGACCCTAGCAGCAGACATTAATTCATCTGCTACAAGTATAACTTTAACAGACGCCACACAGTTTCCATCTTCGGGAACCAACTACATACAAGTAGGAACAGAAGAAATTTCATACACTGGAATATCAACTAATACATTAACAGGTGTAACAAGAGGAGTTAGAAATACTACAGCAGCATCACACTCTGCAGGAGCTACAATTACAAGTTCATCAAACTATGTAGCATGGGGTGAAGCAGCATCAGGTGACTTGGTATTAGAACCAGGATTTTGGTCTTTAGATAATTTTGGTGACAAAGCTATTTGTTTAATTTGTGATGGTGAGGTATTTGAATGGGATTCAGCAGCTACAAATGCAACATCTACAAGAGCTACAATTATATCGGGAGCACCTACTGCATCAAGACATATGATTGTATCTACACCAGATAGACACTTGGTATTCTTTGGTACAGAAACAACGATTGGTACAAAGACAACGCAAGATGATATGTTTATTAGGTTCTCTGCCGTTGAGGATATTAACACTTATACACCTACAGCAACCAATGATGCTGGTACACAGAGGCTGGCCGACGGATCACAGATCATGGGAGCTATAAGAGGTAGAGATGCAATTTACGTTTATACTGATACTTCTTTATTCTTAATGCGTTTTGTTGGTCAACCATTTACATTTGCATTCCAACAAGCGGGCACAAATTGTGGACTAGCTGGTAAGAATGCAGTTGTCGAAGTTGATGGCGCAGCGTATTGGTTATCTGAAAATGGATTTTTTAAATACTCTGGTAATCTACAATCATTACCTTGTTTGGTAGAGGATTATGTATATGACGATATAAACCTGGGTTCTGGAAATCAAATGATTACAGCAGGACTTAATAACTTGTTTGGTGAAATTATGTGGTTCTATCCAACATCAAGTTCGGCTGTGGTAAATAGAATGGTTTGTTATAACTATTTTGATTCCACACCACAAAGACCTGTATGGACTGTAGGTTCATTGGCAAGAACAGCTTGGGCTGATTCTGCTGTATTTGGAACACCACACGCATTAGCGTATGATGCAAGTGGTGTAGAGGGATCCTCATCTAACACTTACGTTCAAGGAAACACAGACGGTATATCAACGTACTATCAACATGAAACAGGGACCGATCAAGTCAAAGGCGGTACTACGACTGCTATACAAGCCAACATTATCTCTGGAGATTACGACATTACACAAGACAGAAACCAAGGAATTACATTTAGAGGAGATGGTGAGTTCTTAATGAAAATAAGAAGATTTATACCAGACTTCATATCTCAAACAGGAAATACGCAGATTACATTGAATTTACGTAATTATTCTAATAGCACAGCTGCAAGTTCATCACTTGGACCCTTTACAGTTAGCTCATCAACGACTAAAGTAGATACTAGAGCAAGAGCTAGAGCTGTTGCTCTTAAAATAGAAAACACAAGCACTAGTCAAGACTGGAAACTTGGCACGTTTAGACTAGATGTACAATCGGATGGTAGAAGATAATGGAAAACCTTTATTTAGATGAAACATTTGCAACACAAGAAGATTTATTAGGTAGAGCACGATCTGATATGCCCATGGCTAATGTAATAAGGCCTGGCTACAATGAAGAAATGAACATTGATGATACAGGTAAAATAAGAATAAGAGATTATCTTAAAGATTTTGCTGGTCAAGCTGGAGAGGGTATTGTGAATACTTTAGCAGGCCAAGATCGTAGATCTGCTTTTGCCAGAGCTGGACTTGGATCTTTATTATTTGGATTCAATCCTTTAACAGCAATTCTTGGAGCATTTATTGGATCAAAAGCACCAGACATTTATAGTAGCTTTCAAGGTAAAAGTATAAGTCCTTTAAGTTTCATAAGAGAAAAAAGAGCTGAAAGAGAAGCTGCAAGGTTAGCACAAATAGATCGTGAAGAAAAAGCAAGACTAGCTTCACGAATTAGAAGCGGAGGAGGCACTATTGATTCTGGAAATGAAGGAGGATATGGCGGAACGGGCGGAGAAGGTCCAAGTGCTGTAGGTTCTTCTGGAATGTTAGGCGGAGGAGTATAATGGCAAAGATAGTACAAATATTAACAAGAGCTAGTGACACTTACAGTAAAGCTGTAGCTGATTCACAAGTAAGAGATCTCGATGGTGTAATAGAAAAATTAAACACAACGTATCAACAAGAATTAAAAGATGAGATGGAAGCTGAAAACTTCTTCTTAAATTAATGGCAAATAGTTTTATAAATAAAAAAGCAGATTTAACGACAACAGATTTAACAACGTTGTACACAGTCCCTACATTTAAGACTGCTGTAGTTAAATCAATTTTAGTATCTGAAGATGCAGGATCTGGAGCCAATATTACAGTAACATTGGTAAACTCATCTGGTGCCATATTTAGTTTGTTTAAAACTAAAAGTATATCTTCAAACACTACAAGTGAACTTTTAACTCAACCTCTTGTTATGGAAGAGAGTGAAGTCTTAAAAGTACAAGCTTCTGACGCGAACGAGCTGCACGTCATAGCTTCAATATTAGAAATACAGCCGCGAGAGGTAGTAACGTAATGCAAGTATTAAAACCAGAGAAGATTATAACAACCATATCTAACCTTAAAACAGGTGAAAAATATAAAACAGAAGAGGAGTGGAAGGCTAAAGGAGTGCCAGAAGCAGAGATTAGAAGAGATGTCAAAGTCATTATGCCATCACTTGATTTACTAGGAAAAACAAAATAGAACAATATTATGCCTTTAAAAAAACTTAAAAAACTAGCTAAAAAAACAGTAGGAAAAGCAGTTAAAAAACTGGTGCCTAAAGAACTTGCGGGTATTATGCAAGTTGCTGCGCCTTTTACAGGACCAGCCGCACCTTTTGTTTATGCGGCAGGTGCTTATAGACAAAGAGGAACTCTTGGCCCTAGAGATTTATTCGCTGCTGCAACTTTAGGATTACCCTATGCAGGAAGAGTAGGACAAGGACAAGGTATTTTAGGCAGTAGATTTGCTTATGGTAATTTAGGTAAATTTGGTCAAGCTGGAGTTGATTTTAAAACAGCTAGAGATTTATTAGGATTAAGAGATGCTTCAGGCATTAGAGGAACAGCAGAAAGATTTTTATTTGGTAGAAAAGGAATTGAAGGTGGTGATGTACTTGATACAGAAGGAAACTTTGAAGGAGTATTTGAAGGAGTTGAAGGCACAAGAGGTATACTTGGAGCAGAAGGTAAATTTGATTTAGGACAAAGTAAATTAATAAGAAAAGGTGGTGTTGGAGACAACACATTAAACAAAACTAATATAGCAGCTTTAGCAGCATCTGGATTATCATTAGCCACAGCTACTAAACAAATAGAGGAAGAAGCAGCAGAAGCTGGAGCTAGTGACAGTGAAATAGCAGCGTTAACAGCAGAAGCAGCAGACTTCTGGTCTACATTATCATCAGACGATTTTAAAGTTACACCTACTTTGGCT